AACGAACCCGATGACTTTTTGAAAGTGCGTGAAACTCTGACCCGTATCGGAGTCGCTTCAAGAAAAGAAAAGAAGATTTACCAGTCGTGTCATATTTTACACAAGCAAGGTAGATATTATCTCGTTCACTTTAAGGAACTGTTTGCCCTTGATGGTAAGCACGCAAACTTGACTGTAAATGATGTCCAACGCCGCAATCGCATTGCTCAGTTGCTTGCCGACTGGGGTCTGATTGGTATTGTGGATGTTACTAAAATCCAAGATATTGCTCCACTCAACCAAATCAAAGTCCTTGCCTATAAGGACAAGGGGGATTGGATCCTGGAAACCAAATACAACATTGGTTCCAAGAAGAAGCGAGTAGAAGAAACCGAATGAAACTGGGGGGGTGCTTGCAAGCACCCCTTTTTTATGCTACAATGGGTGCATACAAAACCAATCCCCATGCCTGTCTGCTCCTGTTGTGGTAAGGAAAAGAGTGATGACAACTTTGTCATTTCTCACCTTGGATTTCCACTGATACCTGTGTGCAATCAGTGCTCTGATGAGCATTTCATTGAAAAGGTGGATTGCCAATGCTCTGTATGCAAACGCAAACTCCCACACACCTATTTTCAACACTATCGTACCCGTTTTAAGAAGAACGGTATGCGTCTTCGTTGTAATACAAATTGCAAAGATTGTTCTAAGAAAGAATCTGCTATTGTCAACAAACTTAAAAAAGAAAATCCTGCTCCAGAATATCTAACAGAGTGTCCACAGTGCAATAAGATTGTGTATGAAAAGCGTGAAGATATTCCAGAAGGTGTAGAGGGAACTAATGGTCCATGGCAATGTGACCATGACCATAAAACGAAAGAGTTTCGTGCTTATATTTGTAAACTCTGCAACACTGGCACTGGTATGATCGGTGACAATTGGCACTCCTTTGAAAAAGCTGTACTGAATAAGAAAACCAAATGAATCTAAACACCATCGTAACTTCTGATAACATCGAATATCTAAAAACACTTCCCGATGAGTGTATTGATCTTGTAGTTACTTCTCCACCTTATGATGGGTTGCGTGATTATAATGGATATTCATTGGATCTTCATTCTTTAGGAGAACAGATACTCAGGGTTTTAAAAGATGGTGGCATCTGTGTGATGGTCATTCAAGATGCTACTAAAGATTTTGCAAAGTCCCTTACATCTTTTAGAACCATTGTTGATTGGTGTGACAATATTGGATTCCGTTTATTTGAGTGCAACATCTATCATCGTCAAGGAACTGAAGGTGCTTGGTGGAAAAAAAGATTCCGTGTAGACCATGAGTATATGCCTATCTTTTTGAAAGGTAAAAGACCAGCATACTTTAATAAAGAACCCATCAAGATTCCATCAAAGCATGGTGGTAAAACTATGACTGGTGCAAATATTAGAACTAAAAATGGTAAAACAGGATCTCGTAAAGTTTTTATCAATCCAACAAAATGTCCTGGCACTGTTATGACATTTGGTAATACTTGTGGTGGTGAAAGTAAATTGAAAAGTCAACATCCAGCAGTGTTTCCAAACATGCTTGCATACAATATGATAGAATGTTTTTGCCCTCCTGATGGGATTGTTCTTGACCCATTTAATGGTAGTGGCACTACAACTCTTGCCGCAAAATGTTTAGGGAGAAATTATATCGGTATTGATGTAAGTGAGGAGTATAATCAAATTGCTATTCAAAGATTGAATACCGAAAGTATTGTCAGGAAAGTTGTCGAAACTGAGAAGTAAGAAACTGGTTATCTAGACAAATTTCTCAAGAGTTGACATTTTTAATTTTTTCTGTTATATATAGAATGCACCGAAGCTTTCTAAGTAAGGCTTCATGATTTAGGAGATTGCCTAAAATGGCTTATAAATTACCGTGGGGTTCATTCTCCACTGAGGATCTTGTCGTCGATAAAAAAGATGACATTTATGAAACATTTCCATTTCTTTCTCTAGTGGAACTGAAAATGGTTAGCAAATACGAACTTCGCATTAGTGACAATGCAGTTCGTGGTATTAAAGACGTTGTTAACCCAAAGATTGTTGGACTATCTGGTTCTCTCTGTAAAGGATGGGACAGAACATCTTGGCCAGTTCCTTATATGATTGTCAAAGGTGAAAAGGAAGCATTTGACAGAAGGCACACAGTTAAAGTGGTTCGTGGAATTGTTGTCGCTGATGAAGTTCCTGGATCAGAATATGAAAGATGCTCTCCCTCATATGGTGGAGTGTTCAATGATTTTCTAGATGAGTCCATATTAACTATGGCAGCAATGTGGGGAAATGTGTATGGACCTATTGTGGAAGACACAAAGGACTATATGTTTGAAACTGCTTGTGTCCGTATTATTAAAATTGAAAATGGGCGACATGATGAAGATCTACTAACCAGAAAATTTATCCGTAAATTGCTAGAATATATGGGGTGCTATTCTCGTTACAATGACAATAAAGTCGTTGTAGAGAGAATCGTAACAAAGGTTTTAGATGCTCTTAGAGATCCTGAAAAAGTTGTTGGGCAGTTAACTAAGAATAATAATGAGGAGGATGTTGATAGATTCATCAAAAAATCTAAAGAGTGGCAACCACACAATACAGAGAATGATACAAACATCTTTATTGTTCAACAGATTCGTGATGTTGATACTTTTGCACAGACATGGGCTGAAAAAATATTAACCAAAGTGTGTGACAATGAAAAAAAATTTCCAAAAAAGGTGACAAAGATTCTTCTTTGGAATAAAGAAGATTCAAATAAAGCTCAGAAGGTAGTTTCTTCTCGTATTAGATTTAAAGAGAAAATCAATCATTCTTGGAGAGTTAGAAGGGACAACATTCTGGAACCTGTAGAAAAGATTATCAACAAAGTTATTGTTGATGATAATTGTCGTAAAAGACTTAGTGATTTGAAAATGGAAATTTGGGTTATGAATCAACTTGAAGATGAAGATGAAGTGTTTGAAATGGCATTTGATACTGAGGAGTAAAACCGAATAAAAACTACGGGGTTTACTACCCCGTTTTTTATTGCTTGTGATAATATATACTATGGATGCCGAAAGGATCCACACAACACAAACTCGCTTTTAAAGGAGCTACCATAATGAACATCCAGCGTTATACTGCTGCGGATCTTAATACCCTGATGGATAAGATTACCCGCAACAGCATTGGTATGGACGAATACTTTGATCGTCTATTCAATCTTCACGAAACTACAAAGAACTATCCACCTTACAATCTGATTCAGGTAAATAATGTAGAATCTCATTTAGAGATTGCACTAGCAGGTTTTAAAAAAGGAGAGGTCAATGTCTTCACGGAGTATGGAAAACTTTTTGTCGAGGGGCAACGGGAGGACACCGAATCCGAGAAGACGTTTGTCTACAAGGGACTGGCTCAAAGAAGTTTTCAACGAGCGTGGACTTTATCCGACGACACAGAAGTACGGGAAGTCACCTTCGAAGACGGACTCCTCAGAATCGTCCTCGGAAAAATAGTCCCCGAGCATCATGCCCGTAAGGATTATCTGTAATCCTTAACATTTTCCTTATTATCAGTAGCGGTAGTTACAGATTTTTGTATCACTATGATACATAATGACTATATAATTTAGACCTATGGAGGAGACGATGAATTTCACAACCGCCACCTTAACATTGGGAACAGCAATGACTCTTTTCTTTGGGGGAACGCTCGCCGCCGTTCTACCCTGATACTTCCTGAATAAATAAAACTGAATATCGTCGGCGCAGACGGGGAGGTAACTGGCACAATCCAGTTGACACCTCCCTTTTTTGTTGGTAGAATGTATTGAGAGAAATCTTGTAAATGTCCGTAAAACTTGCACTATTAAAATCTGGTGAGACAATCATTGCAGATATCAAAGAATTGATATCAGAAGAAAAGATTTGTGGATATTTGTTTAAGGACCCGCACGTTCTTACACTTACCGAGTCCATATATCTTGCCGAGCAAGCAGAAGATGATTCTGTTGGAGTAACGTTTACTCCTTGGATTATGTTTACTAACGACAAGGAAATTCCTGTTAGACCAGATTGGATGGTTACGATTGTAGAACCAGCCAAAGAAATTAGAAAATTGTATGAGGAAAAAGTAAATGGAACAGATAGTGAAGTGTCTTTTACTGAAGAATGACGCTGTATTGATTACTGAGATTGTAGAGGTCGGTGCGGATATTGGAGAACCAAATTGCAAACTGACTAATCCTTTCGTCCTTAAAAAGCAATCCGAAGAGTATTATTTGGAACCTTGGATTGACTTTTCTGCACAGAATGAGTTTATGATTAGTTCTGAGAGTATTATGACTCTTGCAGACCCAACACCCGATTTGCTTTCCAAATATTTTGAGATGATTGCCTGATGCGTTTTTACACCAACGTCCAAATGGTCGGGGACAACTTCCTAGTTCGTGGTTATGAAAATGGTCGCCATTTCATGACCAAGGAGAAGTTCTACCCGACTCTTTTTGTCCCTTCTAATAAAAAAACAAAATACAAAACCCTTGAGGGTGATTATGTTGAGTCAGTCCAACCAGGAACCGTTCGTGATTGCCGCGAGTTTATTAAGAAGTATGAGGGCGTAGAAAACTTTAAGATTCATGGAAATACTGGATACATCTATCAGTATATTTCTGAAATGTATCCAGAAGAAGAGATTAAGTTTGATACTAACAAAATCAAAATCTCAACCATTGATATTGAGGTTGCATCCGAGAACGGATTCCCTGATGTAGAATCTGCCGCCGAGGAAGTTCTACTCATTACCGTCCAAGACTATGCAACCAAACAGATTCGCACTTGGGGTAGAGGACCATTCACAAACAAACAGCAGAATGTTATTTACAAAGGTTTCAGAACCGAGTATGAACTTCTGAGTGCATTCATCAACTGGTGGATGGTTGAGGATAATATCCCCGAGGTTGTGACTGGATGGAATAGTGAATTGTATGATATGCCGTATCTTGTGCGGCGTATTGAGAGAATCCTTGGTGAGAAGTTGATGAAAAGACTTTCTCCTTGGGGTCTTGTGACTGAACGTGAAATCTTTATTGCTGGTCGTAAAAACATTGCATATGATGTTGGTG